ATGGTTAAAAACGGCGCGCGAGTATACAGCTATTTGCGGTTTTCGGATCCTCGGCAGTCGACAGGTAGCAGCGCCGACCGTCAGTTGCAGTACGCGCAAAATTGGGCGGCCAGCAAGGGGCTCGTCCTAGATAGCACTTTGTCCCTGCGGGACGAAGGGCTATCCGCCTATCACGAACGACACGTCAAGCAGGGAGCCCTGGGGGTTTTCCTACAGGCGATCGAGGACGGTCGCATTGCCAGTGGTTCAGTCCTGGTCGTGGAGGGGCTGGACCGACTCAGTCGCGCGGAGCCGCTACAGGCCCAGGCCCAGTTGGCCCAGATCATCAATGCCGGCATCACGGTGGTGACGGCGAGCGATGGCCGGGAATACAACCGGGCTGGGCTGAAGTCCCAGCCCATGGACCTGGTGTATTCGCTGCTCGTCATGATTCGCGCTCATGAGGAGTCGGATACCAAGAGCAAGCGAGTGAAGGCGGCCATTCGCCGCCAGTGCGAGGGCTGGACGGCCGGGACATTCCGAGGGCTGATCCGAAATGGCAAGGACCCGCAATGGGTCCGCTGGGCTGGTGACGCCTGGGAGTTGATCCCTGAGCGAGTGGCGGCGGTTCGGCGTGCTCTGGAGTTATATAAACAGGGGATGGGAGCTGGCCGAGCTGCCAACGTCATGCACCAGGAGGGGCATGAGCTGACTGATTGGGGAGTGTCCGGACTGCAGATTTATCGGCTGATAAAGCTGCCCGCGCTGCGGGGGGCCAAGCGGTTGAGCGTCGATGGCGAGGACTACGAGCTGGATGACTATTACCCCAGGATCCTCACCGATGTGGAGTGGGGCGAACTGCAGCACCTCGCAAGCCAGCGTCACCGCCGGCGCGGCCACGGGGAAATCCCTGGAATCGTAACCGGTGTGGGTTTGGCCTATTGCGGGTACTGCGGTACCGCCCTGGTAGCGCAGAACCTCATGAACCGGAAGCGGAAAGACGGAACGATGGCCGATGGTCACCGCCGATTGCACTGCACCTCCTACAGCAAAAACGGCGGATGTTCAGCCGGCGGTAGCTGCAGCGTCGTCCCGGTCGAGCGTGCCCTTATGAACTTCTGTTCGGATCAGTTCAATTTGCAGCGGTTGCTGCAGGATGGTGATCGTGGAAGTGGGCTGCATCACCAGGTGATCGCGGCCCGGGCAGAGGTCGATAAACTTACTGGCCAGCTTGCCAAGGTGACCGATGCCCTCCTTGCGGACGACAGCGGGGCGGCGCCCTTGGCGTTCGTCCGCAAGGCACGAGAGCTTGAGCAGCGGCAGAATGAAGCCGAACACAGGCTGAAGGACCTGGAGTACCAAGTAGCGGCGCTTTCCAGCGTTGCCCGTCCTGCTCACGCTGAGCGCTGGAGTGAGCTTGCGGCTGAGGTCGAGGCAGGCGACTTTAATGCCCGGGAGCAGGTACGTCAGCTTGTCCTGGACACGTTCGAGCGGATCGTCATCTACATGCGGGGGGTGGGCGCGTCCGACCGCTCCAGTCGCACGATCGATGTTCAGCTACTCTCGCGTACCGGCCAGCATCGATTGCTGAAGATCGATCGGCGGAGTGGGGCATGGGTAGCGAGCGAGGACTGGAGTTAGCTGGTGGCATATTGCCTTCCGCGAGTGGGAATTTATACTGTATGCCTGTACAGTGCTTATGGATCAGCTTATGTCTATTTCTCCCAGCTTCCCCACCCTCTCTCGCTTCGAGCAACTTGCTCGGCGTATTCACCGCCAAGTGAATAGCTGCGCCGCCCAGCATAGGCGACGAACGGTGATATCTCGCTTACCTGGGGAGCGTATGGACGATTGGGACAAGCTACTTGACCAGTTGGAGGTCGAGGAGAGCGTGCGCTTGACACCTTTAGATGGTGGGTCGATTCAGCTGTCCTGGACCAACCAGCACCGCTGCCATTCAGTATAAAATTACTTCCGGTTAATTTTATGTTACTCGCGGTATTGCTTGTTATGATTACCTGCGGTTAATCTATCGTTTTGAGGGGCTGAGTGCTGTCGCGCTGCTCCTTCTATTTCGGAGATCAATCGCATGCAAACCCTTCCACTACAACATCACCTGTCGCTAGCCAGCAGTCGCGCGCTGGCCCACCAAGTCGTACTAAATGGCACCTTCGATCACGATCTCATTGACGGCGTTACAGGGGCTGTCTGCGGCCTAGTCCGGGTCGTTGTTGAACAGTGCCAGAAGGGGCTAATTGCGCGGGTCGAGTTGAGCGGTTCCGTCAACACAATCACATTTGCCAGACGACCAGATAACAGCATGCGCCTCACCAGGTTTATCGAGTCGCTGGCGAATGGTGTCGACCTCCCAATTGACCTTCCTGAGGTGGACGAGTTTTTGCTTGTGAGCGAGTTGGAGTCGATGCTGCGTTGTGCTGTCCGTGAGCGTCGGGGTACCTACTACCTGCCTGTTGACGGAGTCGAAGGTCTGGCACTGTTACTTCGGCAGAGCGCTTGTGACCCCAAACGCGCAGCGTTTCGATTCGAGCTGGCGGGGGGCGGCTTAACCATGCCAGTGTTGCTTCCGAGCGATCGCACCCTGGCCTACGAACTTTTGAACGGCTGCGTTCAAGAGTTTGTCGCCAATTACCGCACTGCGGCTTGAGGGAGTGGGTATGACTATTCAAATCGTGCTACCCGGTAAAGTCCAAGTGCAATTGGAAACAGCCATTCGTCACTACCGCAATGCTGCTGCCGCGCTGGGTGAGGCCGTCCAGTCTGAAGCTTGGGACAGGATCTATGCTCTTCAGAGTAATCGGGATCTGCAAGCTCACACCATCGCCTTGATCGTCAACGGTACGCCTATCAGCTTTGTCGCAGAAGGGGGGCAGGCATGATTGGTATCCCGAAAACTGGTGCGCTTGAACACGGCTGCATCAGTGCCAACGTTTCTACTGGCTATCGCTTCACAACCGCAGATGGTCGACCTGCGCGTCTGGCTATCATCGATGATCAGGGCAACGTGGTCGAGGCCGGGGAGGCTGTTGCACAAGAAGCCTGGAACGTCTGCATTGCTGTCATCAAGAATTTCAAGATCGGACAGGGCCACATCATCGTGCACAGCTCCCCTCCCGGGATCGAGAGCTCCGGGGCTTCAAGCCGCAAGCGCAAGGCTGCGCGATGAGCATCGAATCTGACGAAATGGTTACTCTACCACGTGCTTGGTTGGCTGCTTACCTTGAGAATGATGGAGGCTCGGTTGAGGTAAATGGCGAGCGGACTTCTCTTTGGGAGTTGCTTAGCAACGCAGTCGCCGAGCCACCCCGAGGGCATGTAGAAGAGTCGGAAGTCGTAGACTTTGATATAGTACGTCTGAGTGCCGATCGCTATGATTGGCTCCGTCTACATGCCGTTCGCATCCAAGGAAGCCAAATCTGGTACCAAGGCGAAGCTCTAGATATCCGCGTCGATATAGGTCGGGAACATATGGCCGAGAAGGCCAAGCCCATTCGGGAGAGCGAGCTGCTGCTCAGTCGTGAAGCTGATTAAAAGCTTCCGGACAGCGGAGGCCGCTGTCCGGAAAGCAGACCGATGTAATCTCTACCCCAGCAGTACTCGCTGCCAGTAATCTTCCCCGATTATCGCAATGGGTGTTCCTTGCTCGCGCAACTCGACGGCTCGCAAGATCTTGGTGCCGTAACTGCTGTGCAGCCATTGCTCATTGCCAATGCTGCCGACTACCAGGTAGTGCACTTTCTTGCTTACACCCGAGCCGATATCAGCCCCGCGCTCTTTCACCAAGCGCTCGCATTCACGACGAGGGCCAAAGGCCATTGTTCCAGTGAAGACGAACATACGACCTTCACAGACGATCTCTGGCTCTGGTCGATTAAGTGGCAGGGGGTTGGGGCTGCTGTAGGCAGTGGCTGATGCGGTTGTGCCCGTGATGCCAGCGAATCCGCGCAGCGTATCAAGCAGCTCCGCAGACTCTTCGGCATCCAGTACTCCGTCCTGCAGCATCATATTGATACGTTGATACAGTAAGTTGATCACCGGGTCATCCAGGTGAGCCAGTTGTGTATCGATCCACTGGCGCAGGAAACGCGCTTCATCGATGGTCACGACACCATCAGCTGCGATGCCTGCGGCCAAGCCGGCTAATACGTCAGCTCCTCTGCGGTCCATGCGGGCAGCATGGAAGAAGCGGCTATTTTCAAACTCTTTGTGCAGATCGGTCATTGTTTGCAGTTCCATTGCATAAGAGAAGGTCAGAGCCCAGTGATCTTGGCGTCGATCACTCGGCCGATAATCTCCCAAGTGTCGTCTAGGACGACGGTTTGATAGTCGGAGTTCAGCGGAACCAAGTAGCCGACTCCGGCGTCCTGAACATACTGCTTGAAGGTCGATTCGCCGGTGTTGGTATCCAGTGCGATGTAGAACTTGCCGCTGACCAGCTCGAAGCCTTCAGGGCGGACTAGAATCGGGGTGCCTGGCGGAAAACTTGGAGGTGTGTCAGAGGTCATCGACTTACCTCTCACTTCCAGCCAGTAGCCGTTGGGACCAGCGTTTTCGGTGCTACCCAGCCATTCCTCTGCGACACCGGTGGGGTGAGACATTGAAGACTCAATGCGGTCCCCTGCAACAACCCAAGTCAGCAGCGGGTACTCCTTCGTCTCCCTGTGCGGTTGGGGCATCGACGCAACATTAGATGGGTCGGTCGTAGCCACCATGCCAGAGATCTCTGCAGCGAGACGTGGGCTAAAAGCATCTACAGGTTCGTCCAGCAGGCGTGCGAGGGCCGCAGCAAAGCGCACATTCAGGGCATTTTTGCCGCTGAAGTAGTGTGCAACTGCTGCTGGGGATACACCAATTTCGTCGGCAATTTTCTTCTGGCTCAACCCAAGCGCATTTTTCTTCAGCAAGAAGAGGTCATGGGCTGCCTGGCATTCAGCGAGCAAGTCGGGTGGGAGGAGCTTTTTCTTCGTCATGAGCGAACTATAAACCGTTAGTTAATCAAGGGTGATTTACCTGCGGTATTGATATGTGTGATTACTTGCGGTTAATATCTCCGGTACACGCCGGAGGTGCTTGCTATGAATTCCATCCCATTACCAGATCTGGTTGCTCAGAAAGGGCAAGCTGCGGTTGCTGAGGCATTTGGCGTAAGCCCCGCAGCTATTCATAAGGCGGTGCGGTCTGGACGAAAGATCGTCGTCACGATTCATGAAGACGGAACGTATACCGGGGAGGAAACCCGTGCGTTCCCTTGTCATGACAGCCCTCGGTCGCCTCAGGGGCCTGGGCAGGTTAAGACGCCGAGCCCCCTATGAACACGTCCAATCCTCGACACCACCTGGTTTCCCGCGACCAGGTACTGGTGGCGCACGCCGCCGACATGATCGCTCGCACGGGGTTTAGCCAAGACCATTTCGCCCAGGCGCTCAGCGAGCACCTGCACGGGCTGGTGCCCGCTAAGGCGATCGCCAAGGATGTGCCCGACTTCCAAATAATTGCCCAGGGCAACGACTCCGAGGCCTTCCTGAAGGCTTCCGGCGCGTGGTTGCGCCGCGTCGGGCGGTGGTTGAGCGGTGAGGTCGACCTGCCCAGTTGGATCGAGGAGGCCTGGGTGGAGGCGTTGGAAGACGACTTCCAGGAACGTTGCATCAACGAGCTGGCCAGCCGTCATGGCCTGTCTGGTGCTCGAGCACTGGCGGGTGATGCCAACCCTGTCGGCGTGTTTGGCCAACTGGTGGCTCGCATGGGCCGCACTGTTACGCTGGGCAGTGAAATCCTGGAGGACGGTCGGATCGACGCCGGTGATCTGGAGAAGCTTCCAGAGTTCGTTGAGAGCTTGCGTTCTGCAGAAGCACGCTGCAGTGAGCTTCGCACGCGGGCCGAGGAGATCATGCGCACGCAACCGCGGTTGAAGGCGGTAGGTGACCAGGTGACGCCTGGCCTGTGAGTTCTCCACGCGAAACACCTGGCAATCAAGCTGCAGGCCGCTCTGGAAATGGGCGGCCTGCCGCTGTGCGCCGTTTGGACAAGAAGAACCCCCACGCCGCGTTGCACGCGCCTATCCGGCCCGACCGGTACGCGGAACCGCGCAAGCTCAGTGGCGATCAGCTCAAGAAGCCCCTGATCCGTAAGGCTTTCTGGCGCCTGAGCCGCATCGGCGAGCTGCGCGGGCGATACCTGCGTCAGTTGGACACCATCCATGGCGGCCGGCGCACCAGGTCCGAGAAGTTCGACGCCCTGGCGCGTGTCGCGGAGCAACTGCTAGTCCGGATGGATCTGGCCACTGGGGTGCTCGGCTGGCTCGACGTTGAGCAGGGTCGGTACTTCCTCAACACCCAGTGCGGTGTTGCCGAGGACAGCGGAATCTCCGCCTCGATCCTCAACCGCCTCATGCACAGCCTGGACAAGGCCGGCTACGTCTATCGACGGATCGAGCGGGTCCGGCTCGATGAAAAGGACGAGGCCGGCCTGAACCTGGTGCGCACTCGCGTCCTGGTGCGATTCACCGAGGACTTTTGGGCCGACCTGGGCCTGAGGTTCGAATGGCACAGGGCAAAGAAGTCGGCTATCAAGCGTCGCGACCAGGAACTGCGGGCCGTTGCAATGGCCCGGGTTGCGCGTCAGGAGAAGGCCTCCCTTGAAGAGTTAAACCGGCAGGTGAGTCGACGCCGCTGGCAGGAGAGCGAGGCGCGCAAGGTCCCCCCTGTGTCACAGGCAGCACTACCCAGTGGGTCAGGGCCACCACCCACCCTGAAACCGCCAGAGCGCTCTGCTGCGGGCCCCGAGGACGTCACACGATCCATGGCCCGCCTGCTCGAAAGCGCCAAGGCCAAGAAAACCACGTAACACCCTCTTATCGCAGCTACCTGCGAGGCCAGCCTCTGCCTGGTCCCTCAAATCCCCACGTAATTCCCCTGCTCGCCATGGCTACTCAGTGGCCACTATCGGCGTGCGCACCCATTTTTCTCCTGCTGCGCCCTATGTTGCCGGCGGCCCACCCGGGGCGCCGGCAGGCTGTTGTATTAAATGGAATTTTATCCCCCCATCAGTACCCCCAGAGGGTTAAAAAAAGAGCCTTTCGTGGTGTTTGGTCTGTCGCAAGTAGGGAACATGATGATGCCTTCGCCCAAGGGCTCAGCTCGCTGCGCTCGGCTCTTTACCATCGTGGGCTGCTAGCCCACACCCAGGCAGGGCAAGTGCCCTGCACCCAAGCCGCCACGCCTGCACGATGTGCCGGCGTGCCATTAGATCAAGAGCAGGTAATCAGGCGCGGCCGGTGACGATGTTGCTTGGGCGATTGGCGCACGCGGGCGGGCTGGAGCGGGGCTGCTCGTCCTGCAGGGCACGGCATTGGCGAGAGATCGGCCGCTTCGCGGGTATCGCCGCGCCGAAATTACGGATCTCACCGGCAACCGTGCAGGCGGCTATCATGCCTGCGTTGCAGGCATCCGGCGGCGCGTTGGAGGTTTGGGAGGGAAGTGCCCGCTGGGGGCACTTGAGGACGGCGGGATCGAGGAGGGGAGGGGACTAAATGCCTGGGGCGACGCCGAGTTCCAGGAGCAGCGCCTTTTGGCGTTCTGGCGGTAGGCTTCGGATACAGTCCATCAGCAACGTGTCGTGGCGTTGCGCCGGCGGTCGCAATGTATGCTTGAAAGTCAGCTCTGATACCCAGGTGTGCCCACACTCAGCGTTCAGGCACTGGCAGTAGAGCTTTACGTACTGGGGTGTGATCTCGTCCCGCGAGCTGATCCGGCCCTTATGGGTACAAGCTGTGCAACTGATCCTCATGATTTCCCCCGCCATTTTCGATGCCATCATTATGCCGTCTTAGTCGACGACGATCATCACGTTACTGTGTTTTTATTCAGTGTTTTCGCCGAATTCCGGCCTTTCTTTCCAACTGAATTGCCGGTCGGGTCGCAGGCATTGATTGGCCTGGCTGAACAGCTGGCAGATCGGCAGGATTTCGTTGCTGGTGTAGACGCGATCGATCTTCTCGATGTCGCCGAAGCCGCCCGTGTTCTCGGGAATGATCCCGGCTAGGGCGGGGTTCATCCGCCAGGCGGCGATCACGTCGTTCCTGGTGATGTTCTTCACCTTCTCCAGCTCATCCTTCGCCTGGAAGTCGCCGATCGGAATGATCTTGATCGCGTTTTCCGCGCCGCCCGGGATGTTCACGAACATCGAGCGGAAGTTGCCGACGCCCTTGCTCGCGCTGATCTGCGCGCGCAGTTCGTTCTCGTCCTCCTCGGTCATGTCCGGGTCGTTGGTGTAGAAGATGTAGCCGGCGTGCGCGCCGTTGCTGTAGTAGCGGCGGCGGAACAGGGTGGCGGCCTCGTTTAGCAGCAGCGCCTGCAGGCCGCCCAGGTAGTCGGGGATGCCGTAGATGTTCTGCTCGACGTCGTAGTCCATGACGTGCTCGATCTCGTCCTGGTCGAAGTCGACGAACTTGTTGTCCGGGAGCAGCATCCGGTACCCGCCCTCGACCTTGACCCGCATGTTGATGGCCATCAGGTGTTGCAGCTCCAGGATCTGCCCGAACGAGTTCGGGACCCGGTAGAAGTACGCTTCCCCGAACACCATGTAGTCGAGCGCGGCCTTAGCCATGGTCTGGGCGCTGCAGCCCTCGGACGGCACGAATTCACGCAGTAGCAGGTTGCGCTTGAACTTCGGAATGGCGCCGTGGTGCGCGTTGGCGCGCAGCAGCTTGGCCAGGCCTGCCCGCGACACTGGTGGCTTGTAGATCTCGCCGTCGTCGCTGGGGAACACGCCCAGGTACTCGCCGATGTTGCCGGTCAGTACCTGCTCCGGCGCTCCGAAGGTGAACATCCTGGTGGGCTGTTGCGACCGCGCCGGCGGCGCGGCCTTGGGTGCTCTGTGTCGTTTGGGCATTGGTTACGCTCATGATGTAGCGGCTGCTGCGCCGCTTGTTGGTGTTCAGGGGCTCGTTGTAGAGGGCGTGCATGATCGACCAGGCGATGTCCGCGTGGCCGGTGGCCTCGGTTCTGGACGCGCTGTAGGTGATCTGGCCGCCGTTGGTGGTACCGCGCTTGATTGTCAGGAAGGCCTGGGCGATGTCGGTCCAACCAGCCTCCCACTCGATCCTGCCCGCCTGGATGACGTCCTGGGCCTTGAGCACCAGCCTGGTCTTGGTCTCCAGGCTGTAGTGGATCTGCATGACCCGTGGGTAGAAGTCCTTGACCAGGTCGTAGACGCCATATCCGACGCCGGTGGTGTCGATGCCGATGTGCTGGACGTTGAAGCGCTCGGTGATCTTCTTGACCTGGGCGGCCTGGAACGTGAATGACTGGCCTCGCCAGCTGTGCTTTTCCAGGATGCGGAACTTACCGCCGGGCTCGTCCGGAGGGGCGACCACGACGCAGGTCGCGTCGTCCCGGGTACGGCTTGGGTCGTAGCCTACCCATACCGGCCTGTTGCCGAACGGGCGGTCGTCGTCCGGCAAGAAATCGTCCCACAAGGTGAGGTCGGAGTAGCAGTTCTCCAGGTCCTTGAGGCCGAATGCGCTCTGCGTGCTGTCGATGAACTTGCAGTAGAACAGCTGCTGGAATTTGTCGTCGTCGTACTCCAGCTGCAGTTGCTCGACGTCGAACAGATCGCATCCGCCGTCGATCGCGTCGTCCAGGGTGATCGTCTTGCGCCACTGGCCGTCCGGGCACAGCGCGCCCTGCGTGTAGGCGGATTCTTCTGGCCAGTTGCCGGCGATCTTCTTGCCGCGCTTGCTGTTGCGGAATGCCTCGCCGGTCCAGAATGGATAAGCCTGGTGCGATACCGCGCTGGGCGTGGAGAAGTAGGTTTTACGCCACTTCTTGTGCGTGCCCATGGCGCTGGCCACTGTGCTCAGCTTCTCGAAGTCGCGGATCCAGAAATATTCGTCGACGTAGACGTGGCCGTGATAGCCCTGGGCGGTGCTGCTGTTGGTGCTGAGGAAGCGCAGCTCGGCGCCGTTGCTGAGGATGATTGGGTTGCCGGTGAGCTCGATGTTGAACCAGGACTTGGCGAAGCCAATGATGTAGCTGCGGAAAATCTCCGACTGGGCACGGCTCGCCGACAGGAACACTTGGTTGTCGCCAGTCAGCACGGCGTCCATGAAGGCCTCGCCGGCGAAGTAGTAGGTCAGGCCGACCTGGCGCGACTTGAGGATGTTCCGGATCCGGCGGGTGAGCGGATTCTGCTTAGCCTCGAACAGCTCCCGCTGGTAGCGGTACATCTTGGAAATGAACTTGTCCAAGAAGTCGACTTCGGTCAGTTGGCTGATGTCGTTCTTCTGGACCTTCTCGCGCTTTTTCCCCTTGCCGCCCCGGCGCTCGCGCTGGCCGTCGTCCTGGTGCTGTCGGCTTTCGGGTTCCTCGCCGGCGTTTGCGTCCCTGGACGGCGCCGGCGCGGGTTTGCTGGACTGCTTGATAAGGCGCTCGCGCAGGGTCGTCAGGCGCTCCAGCTCGTCCAGCTCACCCTTCGTCAGCGGTTCGGTCTTCTCCAGAATGAGTGTGATCCGCCGGCTGACTGCGGTCACCGGTTCTTCGTCCGTCAGCATCTCGTCCCACGATCCCTGGCGGATCCAGTAGTAAATGATGCGGACGTTCGGGAGCTTGAGCTGCGCCTGGATCTCCTTCACCGATGCACGGCGCAAGTAGAGGCGTTTGGCAGCTTCCTTGACTTCGATCGAATAGTTCATGGCCCGCAGTCTATGCGGCGATCAGCAGCGAAACGCCCGGAAAAATTCCGCGTTTCTCCTAGATTCGGAAAGTAGGAAACACCCGGAATCAAAGCGTTTGGCCGGGTTGTTTCCGGTGCCTATGGTGGTGGCCTCTGACCCCATCGACCACCACTGAGCGCCGTCCCGACCATGCCCCGATCCCTTGTCTCCTACTGGAAGCGCGTAGCCGTCAGCGGCCCGACCGTTGATGGTCGCGAGATCCTTCCCCAGGAACTGCGCGACATGGCGGAAACGTATGACCCTGCGCTCTACACGGCGGTCATCTGGTACGAGCACGAACGCTGCTATGGCGCGTTTGGCACCGTCTACGCAGTTCGGCTCGTTGAGAAGGCCGACGACCTTGAGGAGGGGGCGCTGGCGTTGGAGGCGCAGCTGAAGCCGAACGACAAACTTCTGCGCCTCAACGACATGGGCGAAAAGCTGTTCTCCAGCATCGAAATCGACCCGAACTTCCGGGGCCGTGGCAAGGCTTACCTACGCGGTATCGCCGTGACCGACGAGCCGGCCAGCGTCGGCACCCAGGAACTCTACTTTTCGGCCAAGACCGGCAAGCACACCTATTTCGCCGCCTCTCAGGAGCTGGGGCCGTTTGAGGACGAGCCGAAGGGCGAAATCGGCAAGCTGGCCAACCTCCTCACCAAGCTCTTCAAGCGCTTCGCGGCCGACGAAGACACCACCGCAACCGAACCCAACCCAACCGAGAGCAAACCCCCAATGGATGAAGCTACCGCTACGGCCTTGAAGGCCCTGCTGGCTCAACTGCTCGTCGTCGCCGCCGGTATTCAGGCCGTGATCGAGCCTGCCGCCGAAGAAGCCCCCGAGCCCGAGCAAGAACCGATCGACGACGTCCAGACCGCGGTCGATGAAATCGTCGCCACCGCCGAGGAGCAGCGCGAGTTCGCCCGCAAAGGTGGCGGAAACAAGGCCGTTCTGACCGCATTGGAGAAGCTGCAAAAGCAATTCAACGCGCTGCAGAATGCCCCGGCCGGCCGTCAACTGCCGCGCACCTCCGGCCCTGCCAAAACCCCATCGAAGCGGGTGCTCTGACATGGCCCGTTCCCTGAGCGCTTACGGCGCCAAGATGTTCGCCGAGCTGCAGCTCGCGCTGGCCGAGAGCTACGGCGTCGACCTGGTCAGCCAGACCTTCAGCGTCGATCCGAGCATTGCCCAAGAACTCAACGATGCGATCACCGCGAAGGCCGACTTCCTGGAGCGGATCAACGTCGTCCCGGTGTCCGAGATCAAGGGCGAGAAGGTCTTCATTGGTACCAATGGGCCGGTGACTGGCCGTACCAATACCAAGACCACCGACCGTGAGGCGAAGGACGCCTCTGCGCTGGATAACAACCAATACGAGCTGCATCCGACCGAGTCGGACGTGGGCCTGGCTTACGCGAAAATCGATGCCTGGGCGAAGTTCCCCGACTTCCACCAGCGCTATTCCGCTGCAGTGCAAAAACAGATTGCCCTGGATCGCATCATGGTCGGCTTCCACGGGACCCACGCGGCCCCGCAGACCGATATCACCCAATATCCACTGCTCCAGGACGTCAACAAGGGCTGGCTGCAGCAGTTGCGCGAACAAGCGCCGCAACAGGTGATGAAAGAAGGTCAGGCGGGCTCCGGCAAAGTGACCATGGGCGCCGGCGGCGACTACGCCAACCTTGATGCCCTGGTGCACGACGCCAAGCAGTTGGTGGACGAGCGTCTGCGCGAGAACGGCGACTTGGTCGCGATCATCGGTTCGGACCTGCTCGCGGCCGACAAGGCCAAGCTGTACAGCAAGCAGGGCGACACCCCGACCGAGAAAGAGCGCATTGAGCTGGCTCAGGTTATCGCCACCTATGGCGGGCTGCCGGCGTACAGCGTGCCGAACTTCCCGGTGGACGCCACGCTGGTCACCAGCTTCGACAACCTGTCGATTTACTACCAGGACTCCAGCTGGCGTAAGCAGACCGTCGACAACCCGAAACGCTCGCGCATTGAGGACTACAACAGCCGCAATGAGGGCTACGTGATCGAGCAGCTGGAAAAAATCGGCCTGATCGAGAACGTCGAGGTGCTGAAGTGAGCCTTGCTCTGGCGCACAAGCGCCGGATCCTCGCGGGAGGCGTGGCCGCCCTGGCTGCTGCCACCGCCGCCGATGCGCTGCCTTACTCCCCAGGCGAGGCCCTGAACAGCCCCGCGAATGCCCGTAAGCACACGGCCTTGATGGAGGCGGCCCTAGATCAGGATCTGGCTCGCCTCAGCGACATGTCTGGCCGCAATGCCGCCCGACAGGATTTGAAGCGCGACGAGCTGTTGCCCAAGTACGACGACTACATCCAGCGCTACCTGCAGTCCGGCCTGGTCTTCCCGAACCGTGTCCTGGTGCAGGTCATGATCTGGCTGTTCGACACCGCCCAGCTCGATGATGCCCTGGCGTTGGCGGACATCGCGATCGAGCAAAAGCAGGTCATGCCGGAAGGCTTCAAGCGTCGGGATATCCAGACGTTTGTCGCCGATGCGGTGCTCGAATGGGCCGAACAGGAGCACCAGCAGCGCCGCAGTCCCGAGCCGTACCTGTCGGACCTGGTGCATCGCGTCGATGGCGAGTGGGTCGTCCCGGAGCAGGTCCAGGCCAAGTACCACAAGCTGATCGGGATCAGGGCCATGGAGGCCCAGCCCAAGGAATGGGCCACCGCACTGCTGCACCTGGAGCGAGCCAACGAGTTGTACCCGAAATCCGGCGTTGGTACGCGCATCGATAACTGCCGCAAGGCGCTGCGCAAGGCTGAAACCGCGCAAGCGGCCGCCGCCGGCACCCCATAACGACTACCCCCCCAGCGGGAACCCGTGAAGCGAGTCAGCCACTTGTGGCCAGCCTCGCAGCAACGGTGTCTCCCGCCCTTTTCGAGTGGCCAGCAATGAGCTTTTCAGGCAAACCCACCACGGTCGTAGATCAGACCATTGAGAATAACGGCTTCTGGCCGGACATCTCCCTGGCTGAATACCAGAAGGCTTACCGCCTGCCGGGCGAGTACCTGGGCGAAGTGCTGGTCACTCAACTTGAACTGGCGATCGGTGAGGTCAACAACGACCTGCTGCGCCTGCAGACGGCCTGGCAATCGATCGGCATCACCGAGGTGGCCACCGCTGACCCAATGGTGCTGCCGGAGCGGGCCTTCAAGGTCACGCTCTACAAGCGCGCCGTGTTCTGCCGAGCCAAGGCCATGGCCTTGACCGACTTCGCCACGGTCACCCGCCGCGAGGTCGCGGAAAACACCGGCAAGGAAGCCCCGGAGCGTGCGGACACCTACCTGGCGTTCAGCCAGGCGGCCGTCCGCGCCCTGCAGGGCCGCAGCCGCATCACGGTGGCCCTGCTGTGAACAAGCTGCGCGCCCTCACGGCGCACCTGCAGGAGCAGAATCTGGTGCTGCCCGAGCAACTGGATAGCTGGGTCGACCAGGTGAACCTCGACCTGATCTGGAAGCCCACCGGCAACGGCGGCATGCACATGGGCGACATGCGCTACCGCGCCGTGCTCGTCCTGGAGCGTTTCACCGGCAACCCGTCGCTGCTCATGGCCCTGGTCGGCTCTTGGCTGGAGTCGAACGACGCCGATCGGGGCGACGACCTGCCGGTGCCTGCCTTTGTCGTCGAGCCCCTGGACAACGACGTGTTCGACGTCGAGTTGACCATCGAGTTCGAGGAGGAGCAGCACCTGGTCGAGGATCCGGACGGCCCGATCACGTCCGGCGGCAAGCGGTACGGCCTCGGCCAGGCCGAAGTGTGGGTCGCCGAGCACGGCGAGGTGAAGCATGGCGCGTAGCACCATCGATCTGGACGTGCGCGGCATGCTCGATGCCCAGGCCCAACTGGACCTGCTGGCCCTGCCGCCGAAGATGCGCCGACGTCTGCTCAACCGCCTGGGCAAGAGCGCCCGCAGCCTCAGCCGCAAGCGCATTCGCAACCAGCAGAACCTAGATGGCTCGCCGTTCGCGCCGCGTCGTGACCTCGACGCCGGCAAGAAAAAGATGGAGGCCGGCCTGGGCAAGCTGCTGCAGGTCACCCGCGTGGACGCGGACGAGGTTGTCCTGGGCTGGAAGAACAACCTCACCAGTTGGGTTGCCGCACAGCAACACAACGGCACATCCGAGCGCCGTACCGCGCAGCAGATGCGCCGCTGGAACAACGTCGAAGACGGTGCCAGAAGCACCGAAAAACAAGCCAAGCGCCTGCGCCGGCTGGGATTCCGCGTTCGCCAGGCCGGTAAGAAACGCCTCACCCGCCCTCCGGTGACCTGGATTCTGGCGAATGTCAGCTACATGCAGGCCGGCGTGCTGATCCGCGTCCTTGATGAGGAGCGCGGCGAGTCTACGGGCGCGCAGAGCTGGGAGATCAAGCTGCCCAAGCGGCAGTTCCTGGGCGCCGGCAACGAGCAGGAGAACAGCGAGCTGCTGAATCACCTGCTGCAGCAAATCATCAACTCACCCCGCTAACGAGGCATCACATGGCACTCGGCAAAGTCAGCGTGAACAATCTCAACCTCGGCCAGGGTGCCGTGACCGAGATCGAGCGCTATTTCCTGTTTATCGGCGCCGCCGGCAAGAACGCCGGCCAGCTGCTGCCCCTCAATACCGACAGCGACCTGGATGCCATGCTTGGCGTGCCGGCGAGCGACCTTAAAACCCAGATAACGGCCGCACGATTGAACGGCGGCGACCGCTGGGCGTGCATCGCGGCCCCGATCGGCGCCGATGGCAGCTGGCAGGGCGCGCTCGAAAAAGCCCAGCAGCAGGGCTATTCGGTCGAAGCAGCGGTAATCACCACGCCCGTGACCGCCGGCGCCGAGCTGTCCGCGATGAACGATGCTGCGACCGCAGTCAACAACACCTATGGGCGCCGCCTGTTCGTGATGGCCGCTACCGTTGGCATCGGCGCCGAACAGACCTGGGCGGAGTACGTCGCCGCGCAGAAGGCGATCACCAAGGACCTGATGGCGGCCCGTGTCCTGGTCGTGCCCCAACTGCACGGAAACGACCTGGGCGTGCTCGCCGGCCGGCTGGCGAACGCCGCCGTGAGCATTGCCGACAGCCCTATGCGCGTGGCAACCGGCGCAGTGCTGGGTCTCGGCGCGGTACCGAAGGACAAGGAAGGGATTCCACTTCCGTCTGCCATCCGCGCCGCCTTGGACGCCGATCGATTCTCGGTTTCCCAGACCTACCCGGACTACCCGGGCGTGTACTGGGGCGACGGCAACATGCTGGACGCGCCGGCCAGCGACTACCTGGTGGTCGAGTACCTGCGTCTGGCCGACAAAGCCGCCCGCCAGATCCGCCCTTTGCTGATCCGCCGTGTCGGCGATCGCCGGCTCAACAACAGCCCGGCCAGCATGGCCGCCGCCGTCACCGCCTTCATGAAACCACTGCGCGCGATGGCCAAGTCCACCACGTTCGCCGGCGAGCAGTTTCCGGGCGAGATCGAGCAGCCGAAGGACGGCGACATCGTCCTGACCTGGGTCACCAAGACCCGTATCGAGGTGTACATCAAGCTCACCCCGCTGAACTGCCCGAAAGACCTCACCGCGAACATCGCCCTCGACCTTTCCAACGAGTAACCAGGAGTCCCTATGTCCCGCATCGGCGGCAAGAACTTCGATATCAGCGTGGGCGACCTGCAGGTGCACGTCGAGTCCTGCACCCTCGATATCACCGACAACAGCGCCGTGGCGCAAACCCGGGGCGTACCGGACGGCTACGTCGACGGCGACGTCTCGGCCAGCGGCGAATTCGAGTTCGACACCATGAACTTCAACCTGCTGATCGAAGCGGCGCGCACCGCTGGCAGCTTCCGCCAGTTGGCTCCGTTCGACAGTGTGTTTTTCGGCTCTGCAGGTGACCAGGAGCTGAAGGTTGAGGCCTTTGGCTGCCGCCTGAAAGTCTCCAGCCTGCTCAGCGTCGACCCCAAGGGCGGCGAGAAGTCGAAGCACAAGGTGCCGTTCGACGTCACCAGTCCGGACTTCATCCACATCAACGGCGTGCCGTACCTGGCCGCGTCCGAGATCGAGGGCCTGAGCTGATGACCTGCCTGTTCGACCGCGCCCAGGCCCTTGAGCAGCGTCAGCGCGACCAGGCGATCGCCGCCGCCCGGGCGCAAGCGCCGTCGAGCGGGCCGAGCCTGACCCACTGCGAAGACTGCGACAGCGAAATCCCCGAGGCGCGCCGCGCTTTGGGCGGGAAGACCCGCTGCGTTCCCTGCCAATCCCTTCACGAGCGTGCCCAACGATGAACACCCGCACCCTGCCAAGGCCCAAGGTCGAGATCCGTCTGGCCCTGCTCGAGCAGCGCCTGGATGCCCTGGCCAGCCACAACGAGTCCGTGCCGGGACGTGTGACCCGCCTGGAGGGCGAGTTCGAGCACATGGCCACCCAGCTGACCGCGTTGAACGATGGCCAGCGGCAACTGACGGCAACCGTGGCTGACCTCGGCACCAAGGTCACCCGGATGATCGCGGTGCTCACCGTCCTGGGCGTCGTTGCCCAACTGGTCGCGCCGGCCTTGCTGCGTATGGTGTTCCCATGAGCCTGCGCAAGCGGATCCTCGCCGGCACCGTTGCCCTGGTGCTGGCCAGCCCCGGGCTGATGGCCTTCCTGGGCAAGTGGGAAGGCGACGGCCAGAACGTCGTCTACGCCGACAAGCTGGCCCGGGGCCTACCGACCGTGTGCAAGGGCATCACCCGCTATACCAGCCCCTACCCGGTGGTGGTTGGTGATTACTGGTCGCCGGCACGCTGCACCGAGGTCGAGCACCTGGTGGTGGAGAAGGGCCAGCTGGAACTGGCCGACTGCCTGATCAACGACAAGATCAGCCAGAACACCTTCGACGCCCTGAGCAGCCACTCCCACAACTTCGGCGCGCCCAACACGTGCGCGAGCCGTGCCGTGGGTTGGATCAATGCCGGCGACATCGCCCGGGGCTGCAAAGCCCTGGCCTGGGCACCGGACGGCAAGACCCCGGTGTGGGCCTACGTAACCGACGCCAAGGGCAACAAGGTATTCGTCCCGGGGCTGCATAACCGACGCCTCGACGAGGCAAGGCTGTGTGCCCAATGACCTGGTGGAGCCAGATTCTGCTGTCCCTGGTACTGGCCGGCGCCGTGTTCTGGACGTTCGACGACATGAACGACCAGCTCGACCAGGTGCGCATCGAGCGCGACCAGGCTCAATACGAGCGGGACGGATTGCGAGAGGCAGCCCGGCTTGCCGGCGAGCGTCTGGCCGCTGCCGCCGCCCTGGACAGCAAACACACCCAGGAACTGACCAATGCACTCAATCAAAACCAGGATCTGCAGCGTGCTGTTGATCGGCTCGATCAGCGGCTGCGCGTCCACGCAACCTGCGCCGCTTCCGGCAAACAGCCCGGTACCGGCACCGCCGGCCTGGCTGATGCTGGATCCCCCGAACTCACTGCAGACGCTCGACAGGCTTATTTCACCCTCCGGGACCAGCTCGTCGTCAGCCGGCAAATGATTCTGGGCCTGCAGGACCATGTCCGCACCTTTTGCACCACCCAACCAACCACTGGAGCAACACCATGACCGACCGCCGCGAAATCACCCTGGAACTGGGCGATCAGGAATTCACTTTCACCCTGACCCCGGCCGACGTGACCAAGTACTTCAACAGCATGACCCAGAACAACAAGATCGCGCCGGCCAACAACTTGCTGGTCACTACCGTGCACCAGGAGCAGCGCGCCACTCTGAAGCCGATGCTGGGCAACCCAGTTATGACCCTGCAGTTGGCCGGCGCGCTGATGGAGGAATACGGGCCTAACGTCGACATCATCGTAAAAAAGTCCTCGAGCACGCTGAGCGCCTGACGGAGAACGGCTTGGGCCAGTTGCTGGCCCTGACCCACCGCTGGCTACCTGGAGCAGAGCCCTCGATCGAGAACATGGGCCTGGCCAAGTGGCTGGACGACGAACACTGGAGACGCATGGAGATCGCTGTGGCCAACGGCATCGCCCATGCGCTTAACGGATAACTCTGATGGCTGATCGCTCCTCCCGCCTGGACTTCATCCTGGCCCTGACCGACAAGGTTACCGCGCCGCTCGGCAAGGTGAAGACGACCTTTGCCGACCTGGCAGACCAGAGCCAGGAGAACTTCAAGCAGATGGGCATCGGCCTTGCCGGCGTGACCGGCAGCTTCATGGCCATCAACGCCTCGCTGGAGCCAGCGCTTGAGATGAATCGGGCCTTGGGCGAAGTCGAGTCGCTGGGCGTGGCCGAGAACGCCCTGGAGTCGCTGAACGCCAAGGCCCTGGAATTTTCCGTCGCCTACGGTGAGAACGCCCAGGAGTTCGTCGCTTCGGCGTACCAGATCGAGGGCGCCGTGAAGGGCCTGGCCGGTACCCAGTTGGCCACTTTCACCAACACCAGTAACGTCCTGGCCAAGGCCACCAAGGCCGACAAAGCGGTAATGAGCGAATACGTTGGCACGCTCTACAACCTGCAGAAGGACCAGGCCGACGCCATGGGCAAGAGCCAGTGGGTCGAGAAGCTGGGCGGCCAGACTGCTCTGGCCACTCAGCTGTTCCGCACCAGTGGCGAAGCCATGAAGGACGCCTTCAAGGAAGCCGGCGCGATTGCCACAGCCTCCGGCGTCGATCTGGCCGAGCAAATGGCGGTCATCGGTACGCTGTCCAGCACCATGGAAGGCGGCGACGCCGGCGGCCGCTACAAGGCCTTCTTCGAGAACATCGGCAACGCCTCGGAAAAGCTCGGGATCAAGTTCACCGATGCCAACGGCAAGGCCCTGCCGATACTGGACATCCTGGGCAAGCTTGAGGGCAAGTACGGCGACCTCAAGAATGCCGCTGCCAATAGCAAACTGGTGGAGGCGTTCGGCGGCGAGGGCGCTCAGGTGATCGGCGCCCTGGCTGCAGACACTGGCCGGCTACGCAACGGCATCGAGCAACTGGGCAAGGTCCACGGCCTCGAGCAGGCCGAGCGGATGGCCAAGGCCATGGTTGACCCGTGGCAACAGTTCGGCGCCGCTGTGCAGGCGCTGCGCATCGCCTTCGGCCAGTCCCTGATCCCTATTCTCACCCCGCTGATGGACCGCTTGGTCGGGATCGCTGGCACGCTGACCCGCTGGACTCAGCTGTTCCCGAACATTACCCGGGTAATCGGCATCACGGTACTTGCCATCCTCGGCATGGCTGCCGCTATGGGGGTAATGACCTTTGTTGTCGGGCTGGCCAGATCGACCTGGCTGGCACTTGTCACGATCTGGAAAGTGGTGCAACTGCTGAACCTTCGCGCCATCGCCGGCTTTCTCCTGCAGGCGGCTGTGATCGGCATCTACGTTGCCGGTCTCACCGTGCTCTACACCACGCTGGGGATTATTCGCGGCGGGATGATGCTGTGGCAGGCCGCGATCTGGTTGGTCAATGCCGCAATGTGGGCCAACCCGGTGCTGCTGATCGTCGGGGGCATCGTTGCCCTGGTCGCCCTGGTCGCGCTGGCCGTCGTGTACTGGGACGAATGGACCACGGCCCTGATGAACACCGCCGCGTTCCAGTGGGTCGCCGAGCAACTGCAGGCGCTCAGCGCCTGGTTCGACTCCATGGGCGGCTGGGCAGGCATGGCCAAGGCCGCCTGGGACGGCATCGTTTCGGTGTTCCAGGCAGCGGTCAACGGCCTGATCGAACTGCTCAACAAGATCCCCGGCGTGAACATCGAGGCGCGCCTGGGTGACATGCCGACCATTCCTGGCGCCGACCAGGCGATCGTCGCGGCTGAGACTGCCAGCGTTTCGCAGAACGCCCAGCAGGCCCTCAGCGCCTCGGTACCGAGCCTGGCCCCAACGCGGCCCAACGCCGTGCCCAAGGGCGGACTCCTGAGCAGTATCCAGAACACCAGCAGCCAGACTGACAGCAGCAAGAAGGTGGAAAACGTGAACATCTACAACAGCAAGCCCATGAACCAAGCCGAGCTGGAAAACATGCTCGAAATGGCGGTGGGCTGATGGACGGCCAGTACATCGATCTGTTGATCCAGAACAACGACCTGGTGCTCGACCTGGCCCGCCAGCCTGAGCCGATTCAGGACCGGGCGAGCATCGCCCAGGATATCGCTCACATGATCCGTGATAGCGGCCTGCTGGTGACCCTGGTGGCCGAGCGCGACCGCTTGCGGCAGCGCGACTGCATCCAGCAGTTGGAGCTGCTGGTGGAAGAAGACGAACGCCTGGTACCTGGAACGGCTCAGATCGTCGATCAGGGCAAAGGCGTCTACCTGGTCACCGCTACCACCTTGGCGTTCGGTGATGTCGAGGTGACCGTATGAGTGACGTTGATTTCACCCAGGCGCTCAAGGACGCCGGCATACCGACCACCGAGGCAGGTCTGCGCCAGGCATGGGAGATCCAGGTTGCCGGACAGGGCAGCAAGCTGAGCAACACCAGCGCCTACTCGCCGTTCTGGCGGGTGGTAACCGCGCTGGTGACCACCCCAGTGCTGTGGATCCTGCAGTTCCTGGTCACCACCATTCTGCCGAACTTCTTCGTCAAGACGGCGACCGGCAGCTGGCTGGATATGCTGGCCTGGGCGGTCGACGTGACACGCAAAGGGTCGACCAAGGCGATCGGCGTCGTCCAGTTCACCCGCACGGCACCAGGCGGCACGCTGACCGTGCCGGCGGGCACCGTGGTCCAGTCGCCGGCGATCAATGGCCACATCTACCAGCTGGTGACCACGGCCGAGGGCCAGTTCAGCGACGGTCTGATGCAACTGGATGTCCCGGTCGAAGCCGTCGAGGCCGGCGCCGGCTTCAACCTGGCCCCCGGGTACTACGCAATTCTGCCCGTGCCGGTGGACGGCATTGCCCTGGTGGTCAATGGCGAAAACTGGCTGACCACCCCGGGCGCCGACGCCGAGCCCGACGACGAGCTGCGGCTGCGCACCCGCAACCAGTTCAGCGCCGTCAACCAGTACCACACTGACGCCGTATACAGGGCGATGATCTCGGCCTTCCCAGGCGTGCGGCCGGACGGCGTGTACTTCGAGCACGGCGCGCCGCGTGGCCCGGGCAGCGCGAACGCCTATGTGCTGTTCGATGCCGGCGTGCCGGCGGACACGTTCCTGGCCGAGATCAACGCTTACATCCGCGATCAGGGCAACCATGGCCACGGCGATGACCTCCTGGTGCTCGCCATGCCGCAGACGCTGCACAACGTCACGGTCGAGTTGTGGCCCCGGGCCAACCTGACCGCAGCTCAACTGGCGCAACTGCAGGACGATGTCGCGCTTTTCATCCGAACCGCATTCCGCGAGAGCACCACCGCGGACTTCAGACCGACGCTGACCTACCCGCAATCGCGGTTCTCGTTCAGCCGCCTGGGCGAGGAGCTGCACCAGCAGTTCCCGGCCCTTGAGTCGCTGCGCTTCGCGAACCTGGACATCGAGTCGGAGCTGGAAATTCCGCGCATCAACAAGCTGACGGTGCAGACCCATGATTAAGCTGAAACTGCCGTTCTGGCTGGAGGGTGTCGAGCTGGCCAAGCTCCGGGACGCCGCACAGTCCTGGTGGGAGCGGGTCGAGGAGTGGCTGCGCTGGCCGCTGCTGCAGCTCGACGCCGAAACCTGCCACCTGACCATCCTGGATCTGCTCGCCTGGCAGCGCGATATCACCCGTTTCAAGGGTGAGCCCGAATCGCTTTACCGGCTGCGGGTCAAGTACGCCTATATCAACGCCGTTGACGCCGGCAGCGTCGCGGGAATGAAGCGGATCCTGGTCCGTCTCGGCGTCGGCTATGCAGAGATCGATGAGCGCGATCCGGATCGGGATTGGGACGTGATCATGTTACGCCTGTCCGACTCCCAACTGTCGCAGAACCCCGAGCTGCTGCGCGTCCTGATCCAGCAGTACGGCCGCACATGCCGGCGGTACGACTTCATCACCATTACCCCGGTCGCACTGCAGATCGCGGCCGTTCACTTCAATGACGATCAGCAGACGCTGGTCGCTCGCCTGTAGGAGCCCCCATGGCCACTATTACCCTTGCCGGGGAAAGCCTGATCGCCCGCCAGCAAGCCGCCCGGCAGCCACTAGTGATTCGCCGCTTCCTCTTTGCCAACGTGCCAGGTCTGGACCCCACCGCGCCGGTCGACCGAACTGCCGCCGGCAGGCCTTCGGCCGCCCGCATCGTCCACACCTACGACATGCCCCAGGAGAACGCCGGTTACGTCAATCCGAACCAGGTCGTCTACAGCTGCCAGCTCGGGTCCGACCTGGGCGACTGGGATTTCAACTGGATCGGCCTCGAGGCCGAGGACGGCACCCTGTTTGCCGCTGCCCATGTGCCGCTGCAGCAGAAGCGCAAGAACATCCCGCCGCTGCAGGTGGGGAACAACGTCACCCGCAACTTCCTGGTGGCCTTCGACGGCGCCAAGGCGCTGACGGCGATCACCGTCGATGCCAAGACCTGGCAACACGACTTCACCGTCCGCCTGAAAGGGATCGATGAGCGCGAGCGCCTGAGCAATCGTGAGCTGTTCGGCCGGGCCTGCTTCCTGGATACCGGTCTGCTTGTGAACAAGGTGAACGCCACCTATGTCCTGGGCGGCGGGACGGCATATGTCGAAGGCATCCGGGTGTTCAACAGCGCGACCGCCCCGATCGTCCCGACTAGCTACCCGACAACCGTCTGGCTCGATGTCGCGCTGCAGCGCGAGCTGAGCGACGTCGTTGCTGCCTGGAAAGTGAGTTTCGGCGCCGCGATGAGCGACTACACCGATGCCTCCGGCGTGCCTCACTACTGCGTCGCGCTGGCCGATATCTCCGCTGCCGGCGTCGTCACTGACCGGCGATCGGCCGAGCCAATCAGCGGCGCGCTGATCCAGCACTTCGCCGCCCGCGTCGGCGACTATCCGAACCTTCGCGCCCGGGCCACCACTGCAGACGACGTCGGCTTGGGGAACCTGCCGAATGCCAAGAGCGACGACCCAGCCAGCGACAGCAGCTATATCCTGGCGACCACCAAGGCCCTGCGCCGGCTGGCCGACGGGCTCGACCTGGGCACAGCCGCCGGCCCGCACTCGCTGGTCACGGTCAACACCCGGGGCCAAGTCACTGGGGGCAGCCGCCCGACCAAAATCCGCGACCTCGGCGTCACGGATGCGTTGATCCCTGGGGACTTTGGAAGTCCAACAGCAGCGACCAGTCGGTTTTTCCGAATCACCTCGGAGGTCGAGCCCGCAACCACGCATTGGGACTCCATCACGGCTGTGGGGTATCACTACAAGCTCGTCCACGGCCAGAACCCGGGTGGCCCGGGCGACGACCGGTACTATTACGTAAAGGTGCTCGCACGCGGGAATGTTGGCGGCACGCCGGTCCTGCAACAGATCGCTGAGCCCTATGCCGCACCGAACCACGCCGGAAAACACTGGTGGCGTGGCCTGAACGACACCTGGGCGCCCTGGATCGAATCGCTCGACAGCACTCGGCTCGGTACCTCGTCCGAGCTGCACACCGGGGCCTATCCGACCAGGATCCCCACGTTCGACATCCTCTTGAACGGTCTGCTGGGCTCTGCGAGCCCGAGCCACATCATGATTCCGTCCCGATCCGCCGGCCGCGTTCAGTTCAAGCTGGTTCAGTTCGGCAAGACGGCCAACGTCCCCTCGGACGGCTCGATCAACGTCACGTTCCCGCTGCAGTACGCCAGCGAACCGATCGTCATCGGCAACATGACCTACCCGACCTTCAGCGCCCTGCGTACCAGCAGCTTTGCGCCGATCGGCGTCACGTCCACGGGATTCACGGTCGAGAACCAGGCCATTATCGAATCCACCTCACTCAACGTCGGGCCGGCCTACTGGCTGGCGTTCGGCGACCCAGCGTAAAGGAGCCAGCATGTTCGCAACCTGGATCGAAAAGGATCAGCGCTTCGGTTTCCGCCTCTCGGAAGGGGTACACGAAATCGGCGAAGAGGAACACACCCGGCTTCTGACGGCTGAAACCCTTGGCATGCGCCTGGTTCCGGATCCGGCCACCGGCCGGCCAATCGCCGTTCCGGCCGTGGGTCCCGGTATCGAGCCCGCCGAGGCACTGAAAAAGCTGCACCAGCAGACCGTCGCTGAGATCAAGCGCCAATGCGAAGCCACCATCACGGGGGGGTTCTGGTCGAACGCCCTGGGCGAGCGCCACCGCTACAACAGTCAGCAGGAGGATCAGTTGAACCTGACCGGCGCGGTGCTGCGTGGCGAACCTATGGCATTCCCATGTCGCGATCTGTGGTTGGTGAAGGCCTACCGGATGCACACGGCCGAGCAACTGCGCAAAGTCAGCGACGAATTCACGCTGTTCAAGATGCAGCTCCTGCAGCGCGCTGACGAGCAGTGCCAACTGGCCGACGAGGCCCTGGCCGAGGGCGACATGGTGACCCTTGAGTCGCTGCGCTGGGAGGCCCCAGCGTCATGAACTGGTCGTCGGTGAACATGCAATGGCCCGCGCAGAGCACGGGCTGGATGGATCAACTGGCCGGCGCTCAAGCGCTGGCCAGTCACGAGCTGGGCAGCACGGGCGATCGGCTGGCCAGCCTGGCCGACCAGGTGCAGACCAACCCGGGCCCAGTCGGCGAGGCCGCCCAGGGCGCAATCGCAGCCGGCCGGGCTGCGCTCCAGGAGCAACTGAGCCAGGCGCCGGCCTGCCTGCTGGTGACACCGTTCCAGAGCGGGGTTGGCCAAGGGCGCGGGCATCAGCGCTATCTGTCGGCCCCGAACCTGCTGCAGGTGATGGCCGATAAGCTCCTCCAACACGGCGCGGTTGGCCAGGCCAGCGGCGACCTTCACGCTCTGTCGATCATGTTCCTGGGCACCAGCTTTGCCGAGTTGGCCAGCGTCCTGTCGCGTTTCAATGCGCTGCTGCCGATGCCGGACCTGGTCAGGGCCGAGCGCCGGGCCGGCCAACTCTCCCGCCTGGAGAGCGAAAAGTGGGAGATCCCCGTTGCTGCGCCTTTGCCGCGCTGGCAGTCGCTGCCGATGGAACGCTGCACGGTGCTCAAGACGATGAAACAGGCCATGGCCGGCCAGGTCGCCGTTCTGGAAGGCTACGCTGCGGACAGCTCGCCCATGGCTGACCTCGCAGCGCTGTCGCAGCGCAAGGCGGCGCAACAGCAGCAGCGCGACGGCCAGATGGCCGATCTGCGCGCACTGCTTGCTGGCGGTGTGCCTGATGAGCGCATGAAAGCCCGCCTGGTAGGGCCTGGCGACGCCGGCCAGTTGCGCCGACTCCTACTGCAGGAGGAAGCACCAGGGCATGAGTGGGTGCTTAGCGCCGGGGTCGTCCTGGTCGGCTCGCTCCCGGGCCTGGCCCTGGTGCGGGAGATGGTGGGCCTATGACGTTGCTTCTCGATGGCCAGAAGGTCCAGGGCAAGCGCATGAAGGTCACCGCGAACCTGCGCATTGAAGCCGACGACATGTCGGGGCAGACCAGCGGAACCCAGAAGGCGCACAAGGGCTTCAAGCCCAAGACCCTGACCGTATCGCTGACGATCCCCTACGTCGACAAGGACAACCTGCGCAGCCTGATGCGCCTGGCCGAGGCCACGGCCGGCGGTGGGCAGTTGAAGACATACCGCGTCGTCAACGACACGGCTGCGGCGTTCGGTATCCGCCAGGTGCAGTTCGCGGAAGGAGTGAGCGCCCGGGAGGACGACGTACTGGCCCAGTGGATCGTCCAGTTCACCTTGTCCGAAAAGCTGTCGAACCCGGAAAAGGTCGAGAGCCGGCGCAAGGCCAACGGCACGACGGCGCAGTCTGCCCCAGGCCAGTCGGTCGGTGCCGGCGGCGAGTCGGGCGCTGGTACCGGGACCGGCGGCGCCCAGGAGCTGACTGGCTTCGAGTCCGTGCTCAAGCGTGTTGACGACTACCTGGGCGGTGGCTCATGAGCATGAAACTGCACAAGGTGCTCACCGTCGCCGGCGCCGAGCTGCCGCTGATCCAGGATGAGGTCCGCCTGCAGCTGCGCCACCCGGGGCGTGCGTCCTTCACCGTGCAGGCCGACGCGCCAGTGAAGGGCCTGGTCACCCTCGACATTGGCTACAACGACAGCCCGTTGCAGCGGCACTTCATCGGCTATGTGGAGCGCAGCACTGCGGTGAACGGCCAGCAGCAGATCCTGTTCTGCCGCGAGCTGGCCACCGTGCTCGAGGCGCCGCTGCCGCTCAACCTGCGCCACGTCAGCCTGCAGGGCGTGCTCGAGGAGATCAGCAAGAAAACCGGCCTGCGCTTTCGCGTGCCGGCACAAGCCTACGCCCAGGTGAAGGCCCCGTACTTCTACAACCTGGGCGGTGGCTACCAGGCGCTGGACAACCTAGCCAAGGTGTTCAGCGTGCCGGACTTCATCTGGCAGCAGCAGGGCGACGGCGACGTGTTCGTCGGCAACTGGGCGGATAGCTTCTTTGGCGCTCGCTCGCCGCTGCAGCTGCCGATCGAGCTGTTCGACGGGTACCAAGGCAACCAGAGCGCCACGATTTCGGCCCTTCCGGGGCTGCGACCTGGTGCAACGATCAACCAGGGCGAGCGAATCACGAACGTGACGCTCGCCGGCAACCAGATGGCCATCCGATGGACAACGCAATCAAACGCAGCGTAGAGCGGCAATTCCCCGAACTCACTGGCGGCTATCACCTGCCGCGCTTCGGCCGCGTGGTCGCGGTACCGGACGCCCCGGCGGCGCCCGGGCTGTGCGACGACTTCCGGCCGCGCTTCGGCGTCGACGTCGAGATCTTGCTGCCAGACGGTGAGCCCGACCCGGACCTGCCTGTATTGACCAGCCTGCCGCTGCCGGCGCCGATGGGCGGGCAGGAGGCGGGCATGTTCGGCTTCCCCGAGGAGGGCACTACCGTGGTGGTGGGCTTCGCCTATGGCCTGCCGCACAAGCCCTTCATTCAGCAGATCCTGGCCCACGGGCTGAGCCTGCCCCGGGTGCCTAAGGGCGACCAGGTGTGGCAGCACAGCGAGGCCTGCCAGCAGCGCGTCGACGCGGACGGCAACTGGCTGCGCCAGACGGACGGAAAGATCCAGGACAAGGCGATTGAGCGCGAGGTGGAGGCCCTGGGCAACACCGAGCAGTTCCAGAGCCACACCGTGAACGTCGACGACCACAGCACCGAGACGGTCGGCGGCGTCAAGAAGATCGAGGCCCTGGGCGCGCTCAAGCTGCTGTCGGGCGGATCCGCCAGCCTGGCGGCGGTGGGTGACCTGCACCAGGCCACCGGCCGCGACTTGAACCTGGTGGTGGGGCAGAAGCTGAACGCGACGGTCGGTGGCGACCTGCAGGAGCGGATTGAGGGCATCCGCCGAAGTGTTGCGCCGAAGACCTGGCTGGGCTCGGAAGGCGTGAACGTGCTGCAGGTGCTGTGCGACCTGATCGACGTGGTCCAGGGCATGAACTTGCAGATCGCAACACACGTCCATGCGTCCAGTCCTCCGCCGAACAATGCAGCGGCTTTCACCGCTGATGCGACGAAAGCTGGGGCGTTACTCGGAAAACTAAGGCCGATCACATCGTGATGCTTACTTTGGTCTTTGACATAGAGACTATTTTTTAACTATCAAGCCTCACTAAGCCGAGATAGTTATTATCGGAGTCGAGCTGTGATCGTTGATAGTTACTCCTATAGCGGACAAGCCGTCGGGCGGTGGTGTGACATGCGAATGCACCCCAAAAGTGCAACTTTGGGAGCTGATTTACAGTTTGAATGTAATTTGGTGTGGCCGGGCGGTTAATAACTTGCCCGGGCGCCAGAGGGAAATGTAACAAATCGTTTCAAGGTTATGCTTTTGTAGAAACGCGCGGAATTTGGCCGCGATTCAGTAAAGATCGGCACTTGCCGAGGTTCTTGCTCCGCCCGGGCACCTAGGCGGGCAGAAAAAGAAAAGGCCCGCACTGGTGCGGGCCTTTGCCGACAAGATTCGCGGGCTTCCCATCCTGTATCTGCATGGGTAAGCTTGCTCCAACCGTTGGCGGGTACAGCTTTTCTTACTAGACATTCGAGAGGCTAAGGGTACCCGACGAGGTCGTCAACAGTCGCATCGGTCGCGTGACCACGCATTTCATTGCAGTTATGGCTACGAAGTTCACCGCATCACCTGTGTTGGATTTTAGCGGCTAAAAAAGCGGTGTTCTTAACTGGCGACGATTTCTCGGTCCAACGGGAAACTATTCAACAACTAGTTGAATATAAAATTCACCGTTGAAGGGCTATCTCATGAAAGCTTGGATCGATCGCTGTTTGCCCGAATGGGCCGTTCGGCTAATCGCCGGCGGGTATTATGTAGCGAAGATACTGGACTACTGGTTCGGTAAGTAAATGGACAGGGGCTTCGGCCCCTGTTTTTCATCAACTCCCTACTCACCTTACCCTGCACCACCAGGACTGCGCGTAAGCGCAGCCATCGATGAACTCGATCCCGCTCAATACGTAACCCATCGTCGACATCCCTGATAGGCGAGCGTCGTAGAGTGGCTGCAGTTGCGAGAGACCTCGCTTGTTTCCGGGATGCAGTTCGGCAACATTCGTTGCCCGCCCCAATCGACGATCATGCACACACGTCACCCGGACGTCTCCGCGATGGGGCTGATACGTGCGTCGCTCATCCTTGGTCAACTCTACCCCTCGCAGACGCAGCGGGATTACATCTACGTGCATGACACGTTCCCCTTGCCTTGAGGCTCTGCTTTGTCCAGCTCGTCCTGGGCGCGCTCTAAGGCGTGCTCCAAAGCCGCATCCGCCAGCTCCAGCATCTCGGCGAGGGTGTTCTGGCCGATCGCATGAACATCGCGCAGAGCGTAGGCCTGGTGCAGGAGTTCGCGGTGGTGAGCGATCGGCGACTCATACAAGGCTCGTTTGTCCTGGAGCAACAGATGCCAATCCTCGGCGGCGGTGATGGCGGTGGTCGACATGGGATACACTCGCAAATATCTGTATGTGCATACAGTATTTATTCAGGGGTGCGCTTTGGCTACCGCCAGCAGACGAGTTGCTCGGCCCGCGAGTGAAAAATCCGGGGCTGGGAAAAAAATCGGTCGAGAAAATCACTTATCCCCCTCCCGCCGACGCGCTTTATGTCGCAAAAAAGTGCAAATACCAGGTGCGGTGTAACGGAAGCGCCGGCCCTGCCCGCCGTGGGCTCTGGACGAGGGTGGGGCATTGCACAGAGTGCAAAGAATTGCAGAAGAATGTCAGTTTTTTTCACCGAGTGCATCGGACCGGGGTGAGCAATCCCCGATCGCTAAGCTCCCGTAGCACGGGAGCTTGCCTCTGGAAAACCAGCCAAATGGGAGGTTTTCAAAATCACCGCTGCTCTGTGCCTAGTATATTCAACCGAACTGGCTCGTTTGCATCACGACTGGCTGAAAGCCACAAAGGGCGGGGCTTGCAGAGAATTTTTCACTTTGAAAGGCTTCGCACAGCCTTGCATGCGAGCATCGTATATATGCCCTGGTCAGTTCTTGCGAATGCAGTATTATCGGTACTGGCTATATATACAGTAAGGTGCTGCATTTGATGTCAGCTCCAATCATTCCCTGGATGGGTGGCAAGCGCCGCCTCGCTGATCGCTTGATCCCACTCTTTCCACCGCATGAGTGCTACGTCGAAGTCTTCGCAGGCGGCGCTGCGCTTTACTTCCTAAGACCTCAACAGGCGCCGGTAGAGGTCTTGAATGATCTGAACGGCGACCTGGTGACGCTCTACCGGGTGGTGCAGAACCACCTGGAGGAGTTCGTTAGGCAGTTCAAATGGGCACTCAGCTCCCGGCAAATCTTCGAGTGGCAAAAGATGACACGGCCAGAGACGTTGACGGACATCCAGCGTGCTGCTCGGTTTTTCTACCTGCAGCAGCACGCGTTCGGCGGCAAAGTCACCGGCCAGACGTTCGGTACTGCGACTACGGGGCCGGCGATCAACCTGTTGCGCATAGAGGAGAACCTATCCGCAGCGTGGCAACGCCTTGCCGGCACCTACGTGGAAAACCTGTCCTGGTTCGACTGCGCGGAGCGCTACGATCGAGCACATACCTTTTTTTACATGGATCCTCCGTATTGGAAGACCGCAGGGTATGGCGTCGACTTCCCGTTTGAGGAATACGAGCGCATGGCCGAATTCATGAGGAGGTGCAAAGGCAAGGTGATGGTGAGTATCAACGATCATCCGGACATTCGGAGGGTGTTCGAGGGCTTTCACCTCGAAACGTTGAACATTCAGTACTGCAACGGTAATCAGCGGGAGGGAAAGGCTCAACTGAGCCGGGAGCTGGTGATTACTAACTGGGAGCCTGCGGCCTTCGGGGGATTATTTTGATTGCGTTGACGGATCGCTTTACCTACAAGTGACCTAACAAAAAGCCCGCTTAGTGCGGGCTTTGCATCACTTCTTTTTGCTGGCAGGAGGAGGGGGCTCAGGTTTTTCGTTGCTTTCGCTTGGCGTGCGTTTTCTACGTCCTGTGATAAAAGCAGCGACGATCCCGCCAAATCCTACAGTTCCCAAGACCCCTGCTGCGACCTCTCGACCCTGAGTCGCCAGATATACGACTGCTCCGATCACAGTCAGCGCGATGATGAGAGCAAACAACTGGCCTAGGAGGACTTCCACAACGTACCAAGTGGACATCTTCTCATCGATCGACATCGCTCGATCTTCAATGCCTTGTCGATGAGCTGTTTGGCTGGTTGTCCATTGGACAATTTCTTTAGCGAGTCCTGGGACTACAGCATCGTATTCTTGCAGAAGCGCGGGGGGAGGTAGGGGGCCTTGAAAACTCTTGGCTACCACGGCAGTTTGCCTTTTCTCGCGCTCAATAACCCCCTCGCGTGGTTCTTGACGAGTATCAGATTTGCTCGGCGTTACGTTCTTTGGCTTCTGCGACACGCTGGCTGCCTTGCTCTGCTGCTTTATAGAAGTCACGACCAATCACCTGCACGTCCTGCTGCAGTGCCTCGTAATCAGTTTGTGCCAGTTCGGATCCTTGGCCACGATAGTGGCTATAGCCTTGAGCTGGGCAAAGCACCAAAACGGACCCGATGCCAGAGAGAATATTCTTGAGCAT